TAAAAAAGCCCTCACACTTTTCAGTGGGAGGGCTTTTTTATGGCGTTCATCTTATCATTAATCATCTTACCCCTAATATAGTCCATATGTTGTATTAGGCTAATAATGAATAACTTATCTGGCTTTTCAGTTTCGTACAAATCGAAGAAATTAAATAATGAGGTAGTATCCTTACCTAGATAAGACCCACCCATTGTATCCCAATTATCACGTAATTGGTAATACAAATTAAATGCGTCTTGTACTTCCTGTGGAAAATCCCCCATATCTATAGGGATTTCGGAATCTATAGGTTCGGTACCAAGTGCCTCACACATCTCAAAATAAGCGTCCTTAGTCATGCTAACTTCGCTATTTTGAAAGTATGAGGCAATCATTTCTCTTATTACTTCGATTTGTCCTTCGAAAAATTCGATAGATCAGTAACCTGCTCTGAGATATATGCATCGAAGTTAGTTGAAGACTTCATGAGATACAGCGCGTTTTCTTCATTGTACTCTAGTTCTTCATCTGGATTGCTGCCAGATAGATCAACAGGAGCTAATTGTTCAAGGTAAGACATTTTAAGGCCCTTCCAGCCTTTAATCGAGCCTTTAACGTACAGTTCAAGGAACAGGTCGTCATTCAGTTCTTCAACTGGCTGGCGATTCTTGAAGGTAGTTTTCGTAGACTTTTTACGAATTGTTTGCAGGGTTTCTCTAGATAAGAAAGATACGGAGATTACAAAGCCAGGAAAACCTGGATACTCAACATCTACTTCTTTGCTAGGAACTAGCAGGGTTTTTAGTGACACGTTGGCCATTTTACGTCCTTGGTTATTTTAAGAGTTAAAAAGCGGAGCCGGTGATCAAACCGGCTCCTTGAAAGCTTTTTTAAGCTGAGTAGTATCTCAGAGTTAAATCGTTAGTTGCTTCTAGGTCATAAGCAGCTGTACCACCAGTGGAAGCTGAGGTAGCTGAAGTGAAACCTTCTGCTGTAAAGTTAATAGTAGTTGATACTACGTCCGAGGTTTCAATAGAAGGAACCTGTAGCATGATACCCGGTAGATCAATTTCTACGCGGATTGCATTAGATTTCCCACCGATTGCAAGACCTAGAGAGTACTTAGTTTCAGTAGCGGTAGATGAGGCTGCTAACATATCTGTTAATAGACCACCAGTTTGGGCTTTGCCATCACCACTCAGACCTGTTTTCAGATACGCGGTAACGTTACCAGAAATCGCGCGGGTTCCTGTGAAGTAGCCGATAGGCGCATTTACAGTACCCAGAATTTCAGGTGTAACGTAACTAATGTTGTTGTTGATAGTCAGGTTACCACCGGTGATAGCGATACTGTATTCAGTACCAGAAATACCACGTAGGTTACTGAACAGCGTTGCTGTAGTCAACTTATTAGTAATAAAGTTGGCTGTAGTATCTGCTGCGGTATATGAACCTACAACACCACCAGTAGCAACACCTGCAGATAACGTAGCGGCAGCTAACTGACGCAGCTTAGTACCTTGACCAGTCCAAGCAACTTGAGCGATACCATCAAGACCGAATTCTACCGAAGCTTGATTAAGTGAGCAGTTGTCGATAACGTAAGTAGTAGAGTCAATAGAAACTACAATACCGAAGGCAGTAAGTTGATTCTTATTAGAACGACCTGAGTGAGCTAATAGATAACCAGATTGCGATGTAACAGCACCCTTGAATACCTTAACAGTACCTAAGCCTGTTGGGTTACCTGTACCTAAAGGAGCTTGTAGATATTCTACGTTAAGTACAGTGGTTGTTGCACTTAAGCTACCGTCTGCAGCTGCAGCTGGAGTGGCTGAAATGATCTTAGCTGCAGCATTCCAGTTAGTAGGATTAGCTGTATCAACGATACCACTAAAAGTGATTACTTCACCAACTTTATACGTAGATAAGTTAGATGCAGCAAAGGTGAACGCAGCTGCATTAGTGGTACCAGTACGTACAATACCACTTACTGTAGTTAGTGTAACACCTGTAGCGTCGATTTCTGTATCGGACAGTAGAGCGTTCCACAGTACTTTTTCTTCCGCAGTAACAGAGCCACTAAGCTTAGGGCGGATATACGTGGTGAACGAAAAGTCTACTGGAGCTAGTGCAGTATTAAAAGTTCTTTGACCGCGAGCTGGGTCGAGACCGGCTTCGCTTACTGTAATATTTTGAGTTTCTGTATTCTGAGAGAATGAGAAACCATTCATAACTTGTAGTTCTTGTGTCTTTGCTGCAGTTAGTGTTCCTTCGTTAACAACCTTTGTAGCTGCGTTAACGTTAGTAGTGAACAGTACTTTAGCATTACGGACTAAGTTAAATCCCGCCATATTTCGATTCCTTTATAATTGGTACTAAGTCAATACACTATTAACTAGATATTTATCTGTATTTAGTGATAGACATAGTATGTTACATAATTGTATAACGAACCTGCACATTTACTTCTCCGACTCCATAAGGTGCAAGTAAGCCTTCGTCGGTAGTTATAGACTGAATAGTTAGCTCAGTCGTTTCGTAATTATTATCTGCGTCATATACTAGTACATTATTCGCATCAATAACTTTCTCTACATCTTCTAGCAGTAGTTCTAATTCAGCTGCAGAATTCTCGGTACTTTTAACATATAGCTTTACACTAATAGCCAGAAAGCCCCACTTGAATGCGGAAGGTAAATACTCACGGTACTCTGTACCGGGAGACATGTAGATAGCGGGTAGATCAGAAATTTCGTCCCAGAATCTAAGGTATGGGTAAGCATTTCCAGATACGTTAGTCTTGAATCCTGCGGTACCATCAATTGCCTTAAACTTATCCGCTAAGGCCTTTATTATACTTGTTCTTCTACTCATGCCAGCCTCCATCCTTTATGTTGTGAGTACACTCCTCTCAACATACTATAAAAACTACCTTGAGATAAACCATGATCTCTTGCAAACTTATTTGTATTAGTTACTTCCATTACTAAACCCTCAGGGGATATTACCTTAGGGTACTCTATTCCTCTTGCTTTTGCATCTGGTGAACCTAGTTTTCTACTGCCTCTAATAGCTATTAGACTATTCCATAGTTCTGGAAACTCTTCTGATATCCATATATGTCTAGTTCCATTTAGTATCTTTCGCAGAGTACTATCAGATACTCCTGTCATACTCTCTATTTTTGGTATAGATAATGTAACATCTAGTAGCAGTGTGGCTGCACATAGTAACTCATCTTTAGTACTATTGCACCTACCGGAAGAATACCCTTGAATCGCTCCAGTTATTGATACGCCCAGTATATTAAAGCCACTATCTACAGAATCAAATATAGTTATAGCTTCGGACTCCGCAACGTCTAGTTCTTGTATATCACATTCTAGAATAATATCTATAGTGGGCATACCATATGTTTTGTATGCCTCAAGCATTTTATAGTTGCACGTATTATTACGAAACGAAGTAATATGAGATAGATACCTCTCTTCTATGTGTACAGATTGGCCTATGTAGCACTTATCGGTACCTTCAAATACGAGTCTATATATTCCGATAGTCATACTATGAATAGTCCGTTACGTATAGGTCTAGTACGCGCTTAATGTGTGCGGGTAGATTAGTAGTACTGATGTACTCTATCTGTACGGAATTCGTACCTGGAGCTTTAGGGCTATGTACTGCACTATCGTTCTTGCGGTAGTACGTAACTAGGTCAAAAACTGCTAGCTTTAAATCTTCTGGTAAGGTCTCGTAGCCTCCGGCATATGTGACCTTGTACCCATTGATAAGTACTTGGAAGGTACTAGCACTGATAGGCTTAATAGCGTCTTCTGCGACGTCTAAAACCCAATCGGTATAGTTTGTTAGGCTTGTATACGTCTGACCATAGTCAGTGCTATACTCTACGGAATCTACTGCTAGTATGGGGTATTCTTTTAGATAGAATAAATCACCGCCATTAAATCGCTCAACTTTAGGGTCATTAACATAGTCTATGAAAGTTCTACGGCAATAGCTTTTAATTAGTTGGCTGACTTTAGGTATTAAAGAGTCAATGATGACGTCTTCGTTTGGGCTAGTGATGCCCACGTAAGCTTTATACTCTACTTTTGTAATTAGATTTAATCCCATTGTATACCTCTTTATGTCTTTTATAAGTACTACTAGTAGTACTTATAAAAGACATAAAGAGGTATACAATGGGAT